CACGTCGTCCTCAAGGGCGTAACTCCAGCGCGCTGCCTTGGTCACGTATCGGGGCATTGGGGGCCTCAGAAAGAAAGAGGGGGGCCGAAGCCCCCGCCCAGGTTAGCCGTCGTTGTCAGGGAGATACGCAATGACGACTTCCGCAGAGCCGGCCGAGGCCGACGCGGTAGCGGTGACGGCGCACTGCACGACCGTATCGGCGGAAACCAGCATCGTCACGGCCTCGTCCAAGGGGACGAAGGCGATGGACGCCAGAGACCCATCGGTCATCCAGAGATCCGTATTGGTCGACGGGCCGATGTCCAGAATGTTGGACGAGTTCCCGTTGAACGCCACGTTGACCGACACGCCCGAAAGGGGCTTCAGGAGAAGCGATCCTGCGGGGATGGTCCCCACGGTGATCGTGTCGCCGTCGTCGGTGTAGGAGATGGTCTTACGAAGGTAGTGGACCATCTGGTAGGGGTACTGACGAGCGGCAGTACCAGCGGTTCCGGTAGCCATGTTCAGTCCTCCTTACGAGCTGGCCGCGTAGGACGAGAGCACGATGGTGCCGAAGTCCTCGCTGTTGAAGATGTTCTTCTTCAGGCCCATGATGATCGCGCCGCTGACGCCGAGCTGGTTCTCGTAGTCGAACAGCTTTTCCGTCCACTTGGCCGAAGAAACGCCGTTGAAGCCCTGCCCGAAGGCGATGCAGCCCGACTGCGCACCACAGAAGAGGCCACGGCGAACCGTGGTGATCTCCGTGCCCGCGTTGTTACCGGTCGGAATGCGGGTGCTCTCGTGCAGGACCACGCCGTTGTACTCGCCCAGCGCCCCGGTATAGATCGGGTTGTTGGACACCTGACCGCCCGACATCGCCGCCTTCTGGATATCGAGCCACTGGCCGGTCGACGTGTTCGTCCGCAGGTCGCGCACCTGATAGGGGTGCAGGAACAGGACAAACTTGTCGTTGCCATTGACGCGGATCGGGCGGATCAGCGGGGAGGCCGTCTTGGCGCGGGTCACGGCATGATCGATCCAGGACAGGTTGAACGTGTCGTTGCTGTCCAGATCGGATTCCGCCGAAGAACCGGTCTCGCAGATGATGATCCGGTTGGTCGATGGGGCCGTGACGGAGTTGTTGCCGGTGTACTTGGTGTCCGACTGGACCGTGTTGCCGGCAAGCTGGTTGAAGAAAGACGTGTCGATGCGGTCCGCGAACCAGTCCTTGAGGCCCATCATGGCTTCCTCACGGACGGAGAACGGAACGCGCTGCTCGGACATCTTGCCGCCCGACTTCACCGCGTGGCGAAGCTGATTGATGTAGATGCTGTCCGAGTAGGTCGTCAGGGCTTCTTCGTTGCCCTCCAGCACGGTGTCGCCCTGGACACCGGCGCCGGAAAGCTGCATGCGCAGACCATAGGTGATCTTGTCACCGGCCTGCTTGGACGTCTCGTCCTTGCGCTGAAGCAGAGAGTTCGAGGACGTGCCCACGAACCGGCCGACGTAGGTCTCCTTCAGGGCTTCCTGAAAGAGCTTCTTCGACCACAGCTTCACCGCAAGAGCGTCGTTTACGCCATAGCTGGTCTCAGCCATGTGCTTGCTCCTTTTGTGTGAATGAGGGTGATCGACCTGTGACGCCGGTCCGGCGGGGCACCTGTTGACGCAAGGTGTGGAGCGAAGCGTTTAACGTCCGCGTGACGAAGCGGTGATTAGCCGCGCATGACCTTGTCGAAATGCTTGTCGAACTCGTCGTCCGACATGTTCAGAAGGTCCTCGGGGGTGAGAGACTGTTTCGCCTTGCCGGCGCCCGACGTGCGGGCCGTTTCCTGACCCTTGGCGATGGTCGCCATCTTGCCGGTCTCGTCAGCAGGCTTCTGATATCCTCGCGCAACGGCCATCTGATAGGCCATCGCGGCAGGGTTTGCCCTGTTCTGGATCGCCCGGCCCACGATGGAGTTGGCCTCGGCGTTGATGATCTGCTGAATCTCGGTCGACGTGTAGCCGGCTGCGTCGAGTTCCCGACTCCGGGCGTCGGTGAGGAACTGGAGCGCGTTGTCGTAATCCGGCGTCTGCTGCCGGAACTGGCTGACGTTGGTGTTGACGTACTGGCTGACGGCTTCCTGCTGCTGGCGCTGCCGTTCCGATTCCGTGCGCTCCTGATCCCGCTGAAGGATCTTGGCAAGCTGGCTGTCCAGCCGTCCTATCGGGTCCTCGTCGAGCGACGGCTCCTCTTCCTGCTGCCGCTGCTGGGATTGGGTCATCCGCTCCATCATCTGGCGCTGCCAGTTGCGGAGTTCCTGGGTTTCCCGCTCTATCTCGGCAGTGCGGCGCTCCTGAGCCTTGCGCCTCTCCCGCTCTTCATGGAGAGCCTGGTGCGGGACCATCTTCGGACGGCCGTCTTCCTCCGGCTTCTCCTCCTCGGGGGCCTCCTGTTGTGCTTCCTCCTCGCCCTTCAGCGCAGCGTCAAGCTGCTCATCGGTCATGGACGAGAGGTCTTCTTCACGCTCTTCAGCGTGCTCTTCCTGCGACATTGACATCCTCGCTTAGATGAAGCCTGAAACGGTCAGGCGGCCGAATACCGCTACGGGCGGCAATCCGAAAGCCATCTGTCGAGGCGCGAACGGTAAAACCGCTCTACCGCACTCCGATTGGCGTCGTTCTCCTCAAGATCGGCCGGCCACAGGCCAGCGAAGCGCCGGTTGTGTTCCGGGAACGTGACGCTAACGCCAATCCCGCCGGGCATATCTCTCGTGTCCACGTGCCCGAAGCACTGCCGGAGATGGTCAACGAACCACATTCAGCGCCCCAGTCATGTTCTTGATCATGTCCATCTGCTGCCCACGGGCTTCGAGCGCCACGTCAGCGACCTTGGACTGCGCCTCGGCACGCTTCTTCTGCGTGTCGGCCTGGGTGTTCTCCACGTCCGCGCCCTTCTGAGCCAGCTCAAGCTGGCGGGCCTGCTCCTGCGCCTGCTGCATCTTCGGATCGGGCGGCTGCTTCGCCATCTGCTCGATCTTCGAGGTCAGGCTCTCAGGCAACGGCGAGTATTTCAGCGCTTCCATGATGATCTGCTGGCCGGCGGGGACGTTGGAGAGCATCGGCATCATCTGCTCGATGACCGCCCACACTTTTTCCTTCTGGTTCACCGAGGAAGGCGCCTCGTCCACGATCACGTCGTATTCCAGCATGCCCGGCTGGCGCATCAACTGGACGTATTGCGCTCCAGAATCCCCAATCACCCGGATCAGCCGCCCGTCCGCGATGTATTCGTTGATCATCTCCAGCATGAGGCGCCCCTGTTCCTTGCGGTAGCGTCTCAGGGCGTCGAATGTGGTGGCAAGGACCGTCATGCCGGCCTGCTTGCGCTGGGCCTCCAGATAACCAGCCTGTTGGCGGTCAGCGAGGCCCAGAAGCTCCAGATTCACACCCGAAACATCCCGGATGGACGAGATGGCGTACTGCATCAGGTCAGCCAGGCCGTTGGGATAGGTGGCGAGCTGCTTTTCCTTGATGCCGGTAATGTTGTTGACGTAGGTGACCTTGGTCGGATTGGCCCAATCGCGCTCAAACTGGCGTCTGTCGGTAACCGCCCCTTCTTCGGCGATCACCCCGCCCTTCGCGGAGTTGTTGATGATGTGCAGGATGGACGAGAAGAACTTGTTCGCCCAACGCTGGGGGTCCTTCATCACCCGGACGATGCCGTACCATGTGTTGTTGTTGCGGTCGCGGGCGCCCGTCATGAAGTTGTAGGTGAACGCCGTCTTGACCGGTGCATACCCTTCCTGAAGCACCTGGGAACCGGCGAAATACGCCTGCTTCACCACCTTGCGGCGCTGCTTCACATAGTCCCGCTTTTCCTTCAGCGGTTCCGGGACCTGGGGGAGCTGCATCACGGCCTCGGGCTGCATGGTCTCGATGCCCGGCAGCACGTCGGACATGGTCTTGGCCGCGCTCTTCCACTGCTCCCGGATGGCCTTTATCTGGTCCTCAGCGGCAGATATCTCGTCCTCGCGCTGCTGCCGGTAAACCTTGAACCGCTTTTCGTCCAACTCCACCAGCTTGCCGTTGGACATGACCCGATAGACGGTCTCGTATTCGCAATACTGGTACTCGGCCACACGGATCTTGCGTGGAGTGGGAAAACTGTCGCTGTCACCCGGCTCCGGGTATTCCGCCTCCCGGAAGCCGTTGACCATGGTGATGTTCTCACCATCCGGCCCGGCGCCCCACGTATCCTTGCTGCCCGGAGAGGGGATCTCCGCATCGGGCCAGGTATATTTGAACTCCTCCGTGCTGTAGTCCCGCACCCGGAACACGAAGCGTTTGTCGTCCAGGTTGCGCTTGGTGGCATTCGGGTCCGGATACATCTCCATCGGATCCACCCGGTCGATCAGGATGTCGCCATCCAGGTTGCGGGTATAGTCCAGATGGGTTTCCGTGCAGCCCAGGCCGGAGATGATCATGTCGGTGAAGGAATCGGACTCCTCATCCTCCGCGTCGCATCCATCACGCACCCATTGCGCCGCTGAGGTCCACAGTTCCGAGACCCGAGCGTCACCCAGTTCCCGCGGGAAGTATTTAACCTCCTGCCGGGTTCCGACCTCGCTTCCGCTTACCGCGTTGATGACCGTCTGGATGCGGTTGAACGTCACTGCGGGGCGCATCTCCGACAGCATCTTGCGCCTGTCGTTTTCGTCCCACTGCTCGCCCGCGACGAACG